CAGTGTTGGCATTAAAAAGTCGCGGGAGTATTTACCGGAAGATTCGTAGCGGTGAGCTTGCATCTGTTGATGGACCTACGGGCCCTTTGATTGAACGTGAGGGGCTTGAGGCTGCATGGATGAATATCACGCGGACCAGGACTGATTCGCCGCGGCCAAAGGGTGCGCCAATGGCTAGGGCTAGCAAGCGCAAGGACGTGGTTATGCAGGATGTGCATAGTGAGAATGGTTATCAGCTGCCTGATTACAACGAAAGCCGGGCGCGGTCTGAATACGAAAAGGCGAACCTGCTGGAGCTTGAACGCAAGCAAAAGGAAAAGCTGCTGCTGCCGGCGGATCAGGTGGAGCGGATATGGGCCAACACGGTGGCGACGGTGAAAACCAAGTTGCTGGCGGTACCGACGCGGTTACGGCAGAGGATCCCGCATTTGAGTTTGGAGGAGGTGGCGATTGCTGATGAGCTGATACGTGAATCGTTGATGGAGCTGGCTGAGGAGGGCGAGAACGATGGCGAGTGATCAGCAGCTGCAGGCCAAGGCGCTGAGTCTGTGGAAGCCACCGCCGCGGTTGACGTTGAGTGAGTGGGCGGATCGCTATGCCTACCTGTCGGCTGAGAGTTCGGCTGAGGCGGGGCGCTGGCGGACGCTGGCTTACCAGAAAGGAATCATGGACGCGTTTACGGATCCCACTGTGGAGATGGTGGTGTGGATGAAGAGTGCCAGGGTCGGGGCTACCAAGATCTTTAACCACCTGTGCGCATACCACATGCACCAGGACCCGTGCCCCTTGATGGTGTGTCAACCCACGGTGGAGGACGCGGAGGGGTATTCAAAAGATGAGATCGCGCCAATGATTCGCGATACGCCGGTGCTGCGTGAGCTGGTTAGTGAGCCGAAGGCCAAGGATGGAAGCAACACGATTTTGATGAAGCAGTTCCCTGGCGGGACGCTGAGCATGGTGGGGGCTAACAGCGCACGGGGCTTCAGGCGTGTCAGCCGAAGGGTGGTGTTGTTTGATGAGGTGGATGGCTACCCGGCTACCACGTCTGAGGGTGACCAAATCAAGCTGGGCATCAAACGGTCGGAGTATTACTGGAACAGGAAGATCGGCATTGCCAGCACGCCGACGACCAAAGACTTCAGCCGTGTTGAGCGGTGGTTCCTGCAGGGCGACCAACGGCGCTTTTACGTGCCGTGTCCTGAGTGTGATCACTGGCAGTACCTGCGGTGGCAGCAGATGAAATGGGAAAAGGACCGGCCCGATACGGCGGCCTACGAATGCGAAAACTGCAAGACCCGCATCCCGCACACGCAGAAGCGTTGGATGGTGGACCGTGGTGAGTGGCGGCCTACGGCGGTGGCGCAGCGGCCTGGCTTGGTGAGCTTTCACCTATGGGCCGGGTACAGCTACAGCCCAAATGCCACATGGGAGCAGCTGGTGCGTGAGTTCCTTGAGGTGAAGGGCGACCCTGATCAGCTACGCACCTTCGTCAACGTCACGTTGGGTGAGACGTTTGAGCTGGATTACGCCAGCAAGCTCAGCGCTGAAGGGCTGATGAAGCGTCGTGAGGACTATGAGCCTGGCGTCTGTCCTGATGGTGTGTTGTGTCTTGTGGCTGGAGTCGACACGCAGGACACCTGGCTGGATGTGAACGTGTGGGGTTATGGCCGCGGTGAAGAGGCGTGGTTGATTTGGAGCCAAGAGCTACGTGGTGACCCGGCCCTGCCTGAGGTATGGGAACAGTTGGACCATGTGTTGGCAACTGAGTGGAGCTGTGCCAACGGCAAGACGCTAAAGATCGCGCAGATGGCCGTGGACTCTGGGGGCCACTACAGCCATCAGGTCTACCTGTACGCCAGGGAACGGAAGGCGCAGGGAGTGATTGCGGTGAAGGGCAGCAGCAGGCGCGATCAACCGATCATCAACCGCGGCGCCAAGGTTGACATCAACTACCGCGGCAAGACCATGAAGAACTCGGGCATGGTTTATCAGATCGGCACCGATACAGCAAAGACCACGATCTATGGCAGATTGCGCCATAACCAACCTGGTCCTGGTTATTTCCACTTTGGCCTTGCAGCTGATGAGGAGTTCTTTAATCAACTCACGGCAGAGAAGCAACAGGTCAAAACGGTCAGGGGCTTTCAAGTCAAAGAATGGGTCAAGAAATCCAGTGACCGTTCAGAAAAATTGGACGGCTGTGTTTATGCCTATGCCGCGTTGCAACTGATGCTCAGGCGCTATGACCGCAAGACGGTTTGGGATCAGCTAGAGGCCAGGCTGTCAGGCACTAAACCAGAACTAAAATCACGAAAGGTGGCCTCTTCCCAGGCCAGTTCATTCATCAGCAACTGGTAAGGCCAGATGGACATTCCTGCCACCATTCGCGCCGGAGATACGGTTACTTGGAGAGATAAGGCATTTGCTGATCTCCTCGGCAACCCCATCACTTCTGGCACCTATACGCTCACTTATTACCTGCGCACCAATACCGCCAGTGAAGGTGCAACGGTCGTGGGCACGGCGTATGGCGACGGATGGGAGAGCACCATTTCGGCAGCTACCAGCGCAGGTTTTGATGCTGGCGTTTGGTACTGGCAGGCCGTTGCTACCGCAGGCAGCACCAAGTACACGCTGGGTTCCGGGCAGCTCACGGTCCTTGCCGCGTTGACCTATGCCGGGACCCCCGGTGCATTTGATGGCCGCAGCCAAGCGGAGAAAGACCTTGAGGCTGTCACCACTGCCATCCGGGTGTTGGTCGCCTCAGGCGCCAAGGAATACACCATTGGCGGGCGGAGCTTTAAGAAGCAAGACCTCAACCTGCTGATCCAGCGGGAAAGCCAGCTGAAGGCCATCGTCAAGCGTGAGCAGGCAGCTGATCTGATCAAAAACGGGCAGGGCGACCCCCGTTCCCTTTACGTGCGCTTCTGACCATGGGCATTCGATCTGCAATCCGTGAGCTGTTCCGCTCTGACCGCACCGCAGCTGTCGCGCCGCCGCGTCGTCGCATGTATGAAGGTGCCAAGGTCTCACGCCTCACCAGTGACTGGGTAACGGCTGGCACCTCTGCTGATGCCGAGATCAAAGGCAGCCTGGCCCGGCTCAGAAACCGCAGTCGTCAGCTGGTACGTGACAACGACTACGCCAAGCAAGCCATCCGCGCAATCAAGGCGAACGTGATTGGCACCGGCATCCGCCTGCAGGCACAAGTCAAGATGCAGCGCGGCTCTGGCCGCCTTGACCAGACCGTCAACGATGCCATCGAAAAGGCATGGGTTAAGTGGGGCTGCAAGGACTATTGCCACACCGCTGGCCGCCTGAGCTTCCCTGATATGGAACGGCTCTTGGTTGGAGCCATGGCGGAATCGGGTGAGGTGTTCGTGCGCATGGTCCGCCAGCCGTTTGGCGGCAGTGAAGTGCCCTTTGCGCTGGAGGTGATCGAAAGCGACCTCCTCGACGACACCTATATGGGGCCTAGCTCCACTGAGGGCAACGAATGGCGGATGGGTATCGAGCTGAACAGCTGGGGCCGACCTGTTCGCTACGCCTTCCTAACCAAGCACCCCGGCGATTCCACGTTTGGCCAGTCAACTGCAGGCCGTCACCGCCTGATCCCTGCTGACCAAATCCTGCACCTGTACCTGCAGGAGCGCCCTGGCCAAAACCGCGGAATCCCTTGGCTGGCAACGGCTATTCAGCGTCTGCATCAGGTGGCTGGATATGAACAAGCTGAGGTGGTGCGGGCTAGGGCTAGCTCGGCGCTTATGGGCTTCATCACCAACAACGATGGCGAGCTGCTGGGTGAGGACCTTTATGACCACGAACGGGTCAGCAACTTTGAGCCCGGCGTCTTTAAGTACCTGGCCCCCGGCGAAAGCGTCACGGTCCCGCAGCTGGATGCACCCGATGGCCAGCTGGAACCCTTCCTGCGCGTAATGCTTCGCGCCATGGCAGCTGGTGTGGGCTGCAGCTACGAGACGATCAGCCGTGACTTCAGCCAGTCCAACTACTCCAGCAGTCGCCTCAGCCTCTTAGAGGATCGCGATAACTGGCGCTCACTGCAGCAATACATGATCGAGAACTTCCATCGCCCTGTCTTTGAGGCATGGCTTGAGATGGCAGTGCTCAGCGGTGCATTGCGGTTGCCGGCCTATGAAACCGACCCTGACCGCTATCGCGCTGTCCGCTTTATGCCACGTGGTTGGGGCTGGATTGATCCGGCCAAGGAAGTTGAGGCCTACAAAGAAGCTGTGCGCTGTGGCTTCAAGACTCAAGCCGACGTGGTGGCTGAGCAGGGTGGTGACCTTGAAGAACTGCTCCTTGCTCGCAAAGCTGAGGTTGATCGTGCTGAAGAACTAGACCTTTACTTCGATACCAATCCAGAAAACGAACACGAGGCAATGGAGGATCCTGCGATGGAACCTCAAGAGTCAATAGAAGAAAGCGCAGATAATCTAGAGGACACCACTGAAAGTGAGTCAAGCGATGGACCAATCGCGTGATTATGACGGTCAGCGGCTGACTCGTGCTGAGGCAGTTGACCTTACCGTCAGCGAAGATGAACTCTCAATTGAGTTCCCGTTCAGCTCTGAGTATCCAGCTGCTCGTTACTTCGGAAACGAAATCCTCAGCCATGACCGGAGCGCGGCAGATCTAAGCCGCCTGAATGACGGTGCGCCTCTGCTCTTTAACCATGACCCCAACAAGGTCATCGGTGTGGTGGAGCGGGCTTGGATTGATTCACAAAAGAAGCGGGGTTACGCCAAGGTCCGGTTTAGCCGCAACGCTTTTGCTCAAGAGGTGATGGCTGATGTGAAAGATGGCATCCTGCGAAATGTCTCTTTTGGCTATCAAATCAACAAGCTAGAAGAGCGTGGTGGTGGTGATTTTGTTGCCACTTCTTGGACGCCTTATGAACTCAGCGCAGTTAGCATTCCTTTAGACCCCACGGTCGGCGTCGGGCGTGCTCTCGACGCTCAACCTGCGGCCCCTGCCGCATCATCAACCCCCGAAACAGAACCCGAGGTTCCGATGGACAACTCCACCGACTTTGCGGCGGTGCGGGCTGAAGCGGCTGCAGAAGCTGCCAAGGCTGAGCGTGCTCGCATTGCTGGCATTACTGCCCTGACTGACAAGCACGGCATGGCTGATCTGGGCCGTCAACTGATTGACGGTGGCCGCAGCCTTGACGAAGCTCGCGCTGCTGTCCTTGACAAGCTGGACATTCAGCCCGTTGAGGCTGTTGCTCCTGTTGACATTGCTCCTGCTGAGCGTGCCAATTACAGCATCACTGCTGGTATCCGCGCCATGCTGACTGGCGATTGGAGCACCAGCGAAGCTGGTCTGGTGCGTGATCTCTCCCGCGAGGTTGAGAAGTCTGGCGTTTCCAAGACCACTGAACGGAGCTTCTTTGTTCCCTTCTCTGCGCTGAGTCAGCGTGCCACCTATGTGACTTCTGGCGCCACCACTGGCGGCAACTTGGTTGCTACGGATCTGCTGGCCGATGACTTTATCGAGTTCCTGCGGAACAACGCTGTGATGCTGCAGCTGGGCGTGCGCACCATGCCTGGCCTGGTCGGCAACGTGGCGATCCCCCGCCGCTCCGGTGTTGCTTCGACCTATTACCTGAGCACCCAAACCACCGCGATCACCCAGTCGGAGTCCACCTTCGATCAGGTGACGATGAGCCCGAAAAACCTGGCAGCTCTGTCCAAGTACAGCCGTCAGACCCTTCTGCAGGGCACCCCTGGCATTGAAGAGCTGGTGCGTCGTGACCTGACCGATGGCATCAACCTTGCCATTGACCTCGGCATCCTGAACGGCTCCGGCTCCAGCGGTCAGCCCACCGGCATCATGCAGACCTCCGGCATTGGCTCGGTGGCCATGGGCACCAACGGTGGCGCCATCACCCTTGAGAAAGTGGTGGACCTGGAATCTGCCGTGATGCAGGTGAACGGTGCCGTCAATCCGGCTTCTGTGGCTTACCTCACCAACTACAAGGTGCTGGCTGCTCTGAAGAAACTGCGGGCTGGTGGTTCTACCACTGGTGACGGTCCCTTCCTGTTCAACACCGATGCCGCCCGCATCGGCCGCGGTCCGACCCCCGGCACCCTGAACGGATACCCTCTGGCCGCCACCAATCAGGTTCCTTCCAACCTGACCAAGGGCTCCAGCAGCGGTGTTTGTTCTGCTCTGCTCATGGGTGACTTCAGCCAGGCCATGGTTGGCTTCTGGGGTAACGGTCTTGAGATCACCGTGGGTGAAGATCAGGACGACTTCAGCAAGGCTCTTACCAGCGTTCGCGGCATCGTCTCATACGACGTAGCTGTTCGCGATCCCAAGAGTTTCGCTGCCTGCTTGGACATCACCACCTGATAGACGTGGGGGCGGGCAACCGCCCCTTTTTACTTATGAAGGTTTTAATCACAACTGATTGCGCGGCCCAAGGCCAATACCTTGAAGCTGGCAAATCCTATGAGCTGGACAGCAATGTAGCGGCTGAGCTGCTGCGATTTGACCGTGCTGTTGAAGCACCTGCTGAAGAGCCAAAGCCAAAGGTCACACGTAAGCCCAAAGCTGATGGCACTGTCTGAAGATCTCGATCAGTTCCTAAACGACTTCGGCCTCAGCTGCACCGCTGGGGCTGTTTCTGCATTGGGCATCTTGGATATGCCTGGCCGCGTGCTGGCTGCTGATGGGATGGTGATCAGCACTGATTACGTGTTGACGGCCAAGGCCAGTGACTTTGGCAGCCTGCGTTATGGCGACAGCATTTCTGTGGGTGGCACTGCATACAAGGTGCGAGAGGCGCTGTTGATTGATGACGGTGCATTTGTTGAACTCAGCCTGCAAAAGACATGACCAGCAAGCGAGAGAACATCCTTGCGGCCGTCCGCACTGCGCTCACGGGCACTAGCGGCGTGGGTACACGGATTTATCGCAGTCGCCAAGAGGCCTTTGCTAGGGACGAAAGCCCCGCCATTGTCGTAGAGGCGGTCAACGACCAAGCAATTATTGAAACGAGTCTGCCCACGTTGACGTGGATTTTGACCGTCAGAATTGCAATCATCGTTAGGGGTTCTGTTCCTGACCAACTTGCCGACCCAATCATTGTTTCAGCCCATTCAAAGCTGATGGCTGATTTGACTTTGGGTGGTTATGCGATGGACATTGCGCCACAGGGAGTTAATTTTGATATGGCCGAAGCTGATCAAACAGCTGGCGTCATCATGTGTGACTACCTAATCCGTTATCGCACAACCCTTAGCAGCTTGGAAAGCTAACGATGGCTACGATTAAGGACGAATACTGGGGCCAAGGTGGTTCTTACGAACTCGACCCCAAAACCGGCAAGCGAAAGCTCATTGAGCGGACAGAGCCGGCCCAACCCTCCGACCCCCAACCTGAGGACTTGAGCAATGGCTCTGATTGCGCGGAAGGCGTACATCCTGGCTAAGAGCGAGGCCACCTACGGCACCAGCTCGACTCCTGCCAACACTGACGCCGTGTTGGTTCGTAACTTGCAGCTGACCCCACTGGCGGGTGATGTTGTAAGCCGTGATCTGATCAGGCCCTACATGGGCAACAGTGAGCAGCTGATTGCTCGCACCTATGCAGAGCTGACCTTTGAGGTTGAGCTGGCTGGCTCTGGGACTGCTGGCACGGCCCCGCGCTATGGCGCACTGCTGAAAGCCTCCGGCACTTCCGAGACCGTGGTTGCCACAACGTCGGTGACCTACGCCCCGGTGAGCAGCAGCTTCTCTAGCGCCACCATCATCTACAACTGCGATGGGCTGAACCATGTGCTGACTGGCTGCCGCGGTTCATTCACGATTCAGGCGGAGGTGGGCCAGATCCCGCTTCTAAGTTTTTCCATGGTTGGCATCTTCAATGCTCCGACCGACGTGTCCCCGGTAGCTGCCACCTACAGCAACCAAGCCACCCCGCTGGTGTTCCGTCAGGGCAACACCTCTTCGTTCTCGATCTTCGGCTACTCCGGCCTGCTGCAGTCGTTTGACTTTGACGTTGCCAACAGCACCGTCTACCGCCAGCTGGTTGGTAGCTCCACAGGTGAGGTGCTGATCACGGATCGCAAGCCTGCTGGTTCCTGCCTGATCGAAGCGCCGACCATTGCAGCGAAGGACTTCTTCACCGTGGCCTTGGGCAGCAGCACCGGCAGCGTGAGTTTCCTGCACGGCACCACAGCCGGTAACCGGGTGACCTTCACCTCTGCTCAGTCCGACATCACCTCGCCGACTTATTCGGAGAATGACGGTGTTCAGATGATGAACCTCCCGTTCGTCGCTACCCCCACAACTGCTGGGAACGACGACTTTGCGCTTAGCTTTACTTAGACCTAGCTAGCCCTATGGCATTTGTTCTCAAGCAGTCCGACACCTACAGCTGGCCGGTTTCCTTTGACATTCCCGTTGATGGGGGCCGGCATGAAAAGCAAACTTTTGACGCTGAGCTGAAGCGCCTGCCGCAAAGCCGCATCATCGAAATCCAAGAGGCCGTTCAAAAACGCCTAAGCGCTATTCAGCGTGATGACGACACTGACGGCATGATCACTGATCAGGAAATCGCCGATGAGATTCTGGTTGGCTGGTCTGGGGTGCTGGACGACAAAGCCGAGCAGGTGCCGTTCTCTGAAAAGGCCAAGGCACAACTGATGAACGTGCCTACCGTCACGGCTGCCATCGTGTCGGCGTACTTTGCCAGCCTTGCAGGGGCAAAACGAAAAAACTGATTGAGGCCGCTGAGTATTGGGCCGGCGGCGACCCTGGAGACAAGGATCTAGAAAAGGCAGCGCAGGCCTTCAACATCATCACAGACGAGGCGTCTATTTCGTCTGATTTTGAGGTGCTGGAGGAGAACTGGGCGGTCGTTGAAATGTTCCTGCGATTGCAAACTCAATGGCGCACGTCGATGAGTGGTGTGCTGGGTTTGGATTATGTAGCAGTGGAATGGATGCTTAGACTTTATGGAGTAGAGGATCAGCGCTCCATGCTGGAGGACCTGCAGGTGATGGAGGGCGCTGCACTGACCCTGATCAACAAAAACGAGGGCTAAGTCATGGCGATGAATGTTGATTCAGTCCTGAGGCTTAGCGCCAAGGTTGATGGCCTGAACGGCATCGTCGCGTTTAATCGTGGCTTGCAATCTGTAGAGACAACAGCAAAGGGCGTTACTGGTGCTATGCGTGGCATGACCGGCGCTGCTGCTGGATTGTCAGGTGCATTGGGCACTCTTGCGCCGCTGCTAAGCGTGGCTGGCCTAGTTGGCATGGTGCAGAACACCATCAAAGCTGGAGATGCCATGTATGACCTGAGCCAAAAAACAGGCGTCAGCGTTGAAGCATTGGCACGTTTTAAAAAGGCTGCAGCTACCAGCGGAACTGATCTTGAGAATGTCAGTAAATCCCTGGTGAAGTTAAGCAAGTCCATGCTTGAGGCAAATAGTGGCAGCGCCACCGCCTCTAAAACATTTCAAGCATTGGGGATCAGCATCAAAGGCAGCAACGGGCAGCTCAAATCGGCAGACGCCGTAATGCTTGAGGTTGCCAATCGGTTTAAGGCAATGCCAGACGGTGTTGCCAAGACAGCTCTAGCGCTGAGATTGTTTGGAAAGTCTGGGGCCGAAATGATCCCCATGCTCAACATGGGTGGCAGTGCCATTGAAAGCCTCAGCGTCAAGATGACCGAAGCCTTTGCGAAAAAGGCAGATGAATACAGTGACAAGCTGGCAATCCTTAGCGGCAAGGTTGGGGCCTTGGGGGCTGACCTGACGATTGCGCTACTTCCAGCCCTTCAATCAATAACCGATGCAGTGACCAGTTTTGTGACTGCATTCAACGCTTTGCCTGATGTAGTCAAGAGTGCAGCCGTTAGCGGCGCGGCATTGGCTTTCGCATGGGGGCCACTCACTGGAATCATTAGAGGTGTGGTGTCAGCTGTCGCTGTATTGTCCAATGGATTGGAGATCTTGCGTTATCAGACGGCTTTGGCTGGTGGGGTGATGCCAATGCTTACAGGTAATGTCAGAGCCCTTGGTGCTGCAATTCTCGCGCTTCCTGGTTGGGGCTGGATTATTGCTGGAGTCACAGCTTTGGGCCTGCTCTCAAAAGCCCTGTACGACAACAATTTGGCATTTAGAAATTGGGTTAATAACATCGGATCTGTAATTGCAAATGATTTTACGAACTCAATGAAAGGCCTTGGGGACCGAGCCCAAAAGGCTATTGAATATGTAAAAGGATTGCTGCCTGATCTTGAAAGCAAGAGCCAAATTAGCGCCAGCAGCATGAGCAATTCCTTTGCATCAGCTTTTAAGGCAATGAGCGCAAATGCAACGTCTTATTTTGCTGCTATTGGAAATACGATTGCAAGGTGGTGGAATCAACTAAACCCAACTCTTCGCGGTATTCTTGCCAGCCAATTTTCAGGTTCTGGTGCAGGCTTAATTTCTAGGGTTGTTGGTTATGGTGTAGGAGCAAGCTCGCGTGCATCTGCCCCATCTGTTGCTGACATGGGTAGGTATGCGCCTGGCTCGGCGCAGAGACAGTTTCGACCCAGCACGTCAAGCGGAAATGCAATGGGTTCTGGGTTTGACCCAAACTTGGCTGCATTAGCCAGCGGTGGTGGTGGTGCTAAGTCGTCCAAGGGCCGTGAAAGCCAGCTTCAAGCAATCAATGCTGCCAATGGTTTGCTTCGATCTCAGGAAGCTTTAAAGGTACGCATAGCAGCAGCTGAACGTTCGCAGAATACCGGTGAAAAACTTCGCCTTGAAATGATTGATCGCGGAGTCAAACTTCTTGCTGAAGCTGCTGAAATTCAACGCGAAAAGATTTCACAGGCTGATAAAGATGCAAAGCTGCAAGGGATTGCAGATAGGTTTCAAGCCAGTCAAGCGCAATATGCACGTGAGATTGCTGCGTTCCAGAAGCAAAACATTGATGCTCTGCCTTTTTATGTGAATGAGCTTGAACTAATTACTTCTGAATATGGCAAGAACGTAGTGGCGGCCAAGCAGTTCACTGCTGAACAAGAAAAGCAAAAGCAACTTGCTGACAGCATCGGCAACAGCATCGGGCAGGGTATGGCATCCGCGTTTGATGCGTTGATCACAGGCGCTGAAGGTTTTGGGGCAAGTCTGCAAAAGATTGCATCTGGCGTATTGACTGACATCGCCAAACAGTTGATGCAGATTTATGTGATTAACACCGCAATTAATTCAATATCAAGTTTCTTTGGTCCTAAGACAGGTGGCAGCTCATTGTTTAAACCAAACTTTGCCGCCCTTGAGTTCGTCGGCAACGGCATGGTCGCTGCAAATGGCATAAAGCCGTTCGCTATGGGTGGCGTTGTGAGCCGGCCTACCTTGTTCCGCTTTGCCAATGGTGGAGCTGGAAACCTCGGCTTGATGGGTGAGGCAGGCCCTGAGGCGATCATGCCGCTGAAGCGTGGACGTGACGGGAAGCTAGGGGTTTCAGGCAGTGCTAATACCAGCATCGTTGTTAATGTCGATGCAAGCGGTTCAAGCGTTCAAGGTAATGCTTCAGATGCAAATGCCTTGGGTCGTGTCGTTGGTGCAGCAGTTCAAGCAGAATTGATTAAGCAGAAGCGCCCTGGAGGCTTGCTTGCATAATGGCCACGTTTACTTATACGCCAAGCTTTTCTGCAAGCGAACAAAGTCAGCCACGTGTGCGGCGTGTGCAGTTTGGCGATGGCTATGAGCAGCGCTTGCGGTATGGCTTGAACACTGATCCTAAGATTTGGCGTTTGTCGTTTGCCAACAGAACTGATAGTGAACGTGACAACATCCTGGCATTTTTAGAGGCAAGGGCAGGCTCTGAATCCTTTGACTGGACACCGCCTCGCGGGACAGCTGGTAAATATATCTGTATGCAATGGTCTGTTGAAATGACTAGTTACAACAACAACACCTTGCAGGCTGAATTTGTTGAGGTATTTGAGCCATGAGCGAGATGTTTGGAGAGCTGCTTAGCTCTAATCCATATGCCATTATTGAGCTTTTTGAGTTGCACCTAGATTTAGAGTTGCATGGTAGTAGTGAGATAGTTCGTTTTCACGCTGGCGTTAATCAGAAAACCCCGGCCGGTGATATCTACTGGCAAGGTGAGCCATACCAACCGCTACCTATTCAGGCTGAAGGCTTTGAGTACAGCGGCAATGGCCAGCTCCCACGGCCGCGAATCCGAGTTTCAAACCTGCTCGGCAGCATTTCAGCATTGTTGCTTGGCGTCAATGAGATCACACCCGGTAATGATTTGACAGGTGCAAAGCTAATTCGTATTCGTACGCTTAGCCGGTTCCTGGATCCAGTCAATTTCACTGGCGGCGTCAACCCTTATGGCACACCAGCAAATGAGGAGATGCCCCGTGAGGTCTACTACATTGACCGTAAGGCAATTGAAAACCGCGAGATTGTTGAGTTTGAGCTTGCCGCAGTTTTTGACCTAGCTGGTGTTAGAGCACCAAAGCGTCAAGTCATTGCCAACATCTGTCAGTGGAAATACCGCAGTGCTGAATGCGGTTATACGGGCACAAATTATTACGACGAATACGACAATCCGTTAGGCGCAACACCTGCAGTCAACTTTGCCGCAAGTGCATTTGGTAACCAGCTAACGGCCGGCGAGACACTAAATAACGGTGACTACATCACATCTGCCAACGGATGGTACAAAGGGATCATGCAAAACGACGGCAACTTTGTCGTCTACAAAAAGCCTGGCCCGCAAGGCATTCCTGGTAACAATGCAGTCTGGGCAACCAACACTGTTCGGGGCAGTGGGTCGTACCAGCTCAGGATGCAAACCGATGGCAACGTTGTCCTCTACAGGAATGGCAGCGAAGTGCTGTGGGCAAGCAACACCGCCTCAACAGCTTCGCCCACCACCGTTTCCTTTATTAACTGGTATCCCACCAATGTAAGCATTGGCCGTAGTGGCGGTTTTGGCTATGAGATGGTTGGATCCTCGCCCAGCGCTTTAGGACAAACGCAATCTGTCACTTACACCTTTACGATCAGTGCCGGTAAGACAATTCGGTTAACTGTTGGCTTTGGTTCTGTTGCTTTGGAGCCAACGCATTACACGGGTTTGCCGTTTGCTTGGTCTGCTAATTCCTATTCAATTGTGAGTTCCACAGGCGTTTGGTACCAAGGCGAAGTTTTTAATGCAACACGAACCCTAAGCAGTGGCAATCCTTTTAGAAATCACAACCCCGATGTAGATGTTCTTGACTCAGCTGGTCCACAGCTTGAAATCACTGGCGTCACCGGCAACGTAAACAACCGCCTTACCCTCAACGCTGATGGCGGCTTGACCGTTTACACCAACACAAACACAGTGTTGTACGCCTCGGGCTACAGCAACAGCAATGAACCTTTGGTGACCACCGGCACGGTCGACCCACTGCGGGATGTATGCGGCAAGCGCATTAGCTCTTGCAAAAAGCGTTTTGGTGATTATGCCGATCTACCGTTTGGATCATTCCCAAGCGCTGGCACCTTCTACGGATGACCCACTGGAAACACGACGCATTGGAGCACGCGCTTCAGGAGGCGCCACGGGAAGCGTGCGGTTTGGTGTTGGTTGTCAAGGGGCGCGAGCGTTACTGGCCATGCAAAAACCTTGCCGCCGACCAGGACTTTTTTGTCATTGACCCAGAGGACTATGCCGCTGCTGAGGATGCCGGCGAAATAACGGCAATCTTCCATAGCCATCCACGCAGTCCTGCTCAACCCAGTGAGGCAGATCGCATGTCCTGTGAAAAGTCAGGTCTGCCGTGGTTTATCTGCAACCCTGGCACCCAGATGTGGTGCGAGATTCATCCAACCGGCTATAAAGCTCCGCTAATCGGGCGGCAATGGGTGTGGGGCGTAAGCGATTGCTGGACCTTGGTGCGTGACTGGTACAAGGAAGAGCTGGGGCTTGATTTGCCGGATTGGAATCGCCCGCCATCAATGATGGACTTTCACCAAGCACCATGGTTCGAGAAGTATTGTTCGGAAGCTGGTTTTGTTGATCTGGGCCTTAGCGCTCCTGAATATGGCGACGCGATACTGATGCAACTTGATGGCTCTCCAGGCCTTAATCACGTTGGTGTCTACCTAGGTGACCAACTGTTTTTGCACCATCTACGCGGCCGCCTAAGCAGTCGGGATTTATGGGGCGGCTACTATCAGAAGAGCACTGGCTTGATCGTTCGGCATACCAGCAGGTGTTGAGATGTTCCGAGTCATCAAGGTTTACGGCAAGTTGGCCAAGCACTTGGGACAACGGAGTTTCAAGGCTGCGGTGAAGTCACCGGCTGAGGCCATCCGTTTCCTGCTGGCTAACTTCCCAAGCCTTCGTGGTGTGATGAGCGAGGGTGAATATCAGGTAACCGTTGGCCGTCTTGGCTTGCAGCTGTCTGATGAGCCGATGCAGCTTCACTACCCAGCAGCGCCGCAGGAAGCCATCAGGATCGTTCCGGTTGTTGGTGGTGCGGGAAGCGGCACTGGCCAGATCTTGGCAGGCGTAGGACTGATTGCTGCCGCAATTCTTTTGGGCCCTGCTGCTGGTGGTTTTCTTGGCCTAGGTGCTGGTTTGGGTGGGGCGACTGGTGCAGGTTCTGCCGTCAGCCTTGGACTTGTGGGCGGTGGCTTTGCGTCTGCTATTGGCGCTGTCGGTGCAGCCTTGGTGCTTGGTGGTGTTTCTCAGTTACTGACCCCAACCTCAACAATTAGTTCTGGGACTGACAGCGCAACAGATCCCAAACGTTCATATTCGTTTAGTGGCATTCAAAACGTCAGCCGCCAGGGCGTTCCGGTACCTGTGATTTATGGCGAAGTTTTTACAGGCAGCGTCATTGTCTCTGCCGGTATCAACACCGATGAAGTCTGACATGGACAAGCATCTGATTGCTGGCGCTGGCGGCGGCGGTGGCGGTGGTGGTGGTAAGGGCGGCGGCGGTGGTGGTGGCGGGTCAGCCAATGTCACCCGTGACAACCTCGATTCACGTCAAGTTGCACGAATCATTGACCTAATTGGTGAAGGTGAAATTGAGGGATTTCCCTCTGCCAAGGATTACACCGTTGGCACAACGAATTACAACGTCGCGATGTTGAAGGATGTTTACCTCAACAACACACCAGTTTTGCGTGGCGATGCCGACCCCACCAACGCCCAAGCATCTGACTACAACTTTGACATCACGAACGCTGTATTTGAGTTCCGCACTGGCACGCAAAACCAGACCTATACCCAGAACGTAGGTGACGCCAACCAAAGCACAACGCTAGTCAATACAAAGGTCACGCAGTCGACCCCTGTCACACGTTCGATCACTGATCCGGATGTGAATGCAGTGCGTGTCACGATTGGCACCCCCGCGCTCCAGGTCTTCAAAAGCAATGGTGACGTAGAAGGTGCTGTTATTCAATACCGAATCCAAACGTCATACAGTGGCGGTCCTTTCACAACTGTTGAAGAGAAGGAAATTCGCGGCCGGACTGCTGACCTCTATCAACGCATTCATCGCATTGATTTGACCGCACCCCCGCCAGTTGATATTCGCGTGGTACGCGTTAATGCTGATGCTGCACCGTCAGGCAGCACGACTGAAAACAGTGATTTCTATTGGTATGACTACACCGAAAAGATCAACGCCAAAACGACCTACCCAAATAGCGCACTATTTGCAGTCAAGCTCAATGCTGAGCAATTCAGCAGCATCCCATCACGTGCTTACCGCGTTCGCGGCATCAAAGTTCGTATACCCAACAATGCAACGGTCAACCCGCAGAACGGTCGCCTGATTTACGCCGGCACATGGAACGGCACGTTTGCAGCAGCGCAGTGGACAACTGACCCCGCTTGGATCCTGTGGGACCTACTAACAAGCAAGCGTTACGGTTTTGGTGATCACATCGACGCAGCGCAACTCGACAAGTGGAGCTTTTTAGCCGCAAGTCAGTATTGTGCCGAGGTTGTCTCTAATGGCAAAGGTGGACAAGAACCTCGCTTTGCTTGCAACGTTGTTATTCAAACTCAAGAGCAGGCTTTCAAGCTAATCAACGACTTGTGCTCGGTTTTCCGTGCAATGCCCTTCTGGTCTGCTGGTGCATTAGAGATATCGCAAGATCGCCCGCAGGATTATTCCTACATCTTTAACCAAACCAACGTCACAGAAGAAGGTTTTACTTATAGCGGCAGCAGCCTCAAGACTCGCCACACCGTTGCAGTGGTGCAGTATTTCGATATGGAGCTACGCGACCTTGCTTATGAGGTTGTTGAAGACAAGGAAGGCATCGACAAGTTCGGCGTCGTCAAAATCGAGGTTTCTGCCTTTGCCTGCACCAGCCAAGGACAAGCGCGGCGTGTTGGTGAGTGGCTGCTTTACACCGAACAAAACGAGACTGAGATCGTCAGCTTTAGCACTGACATTGCCGCCGGCATCACTGTTCGACCTGGTGACCTAATCAATATCGGTGACCCGGTACGCGCAGGCGTCATGCGCTCTGGCCGTTGCACCACTGGATCGACCACCACCCGCGTCCGCCTAGATCGCACAGACGTTGATCTGTTCCCCAGCGGTCCGCCTGCCAGCTTCACCTTTAACGTCCTGCTGCCCAGCGGCCAACTTGCAATAGTCCCTGGCTCAACGCTTGTTGGCAACTCGATCTTTACTGGTAGCACCCTTGCTGAGGCGCCAGCGGTTGGCGCACCTTGGACCATCGGCACCACTGAGGTAGCCATGTCCACTTGGCGTGTGCTCAACGTCAAGGAAACCGATGGCGCGACCTATGACATCACTGCTGTTGCCTACAACTCCACTAAATACGACTATGTGGAGCGAGACGTTCCGCTCGGCACCCGCGACGTTTCTGACCTGAACGAACCCCCACTGGCACCAACCAACTTGGTGGTTAGAGAGGTTCTCTACGAAAGCAACGGCCAGGTCTTGGCAAAGTTGATTGTTGGCTGGCGTGCTGCTGAACGTGCTCTGACCTATGAGGTGCGCTATCGCTTTAACAACGGCAACTGGGTCACCGCCAACGTTCGTTCCGTTGACTACGAGATTCAAAACAGTGACGTGGGGCGCTATGAGATTGAGGTGACCGCGATTGGTGCGATCAATAGCAAGCGATCCACCGCTGCCACCAAGACCTATGACGCCATTGGCAAGACGGCGCCACCAGAGACCATCCCAGATCTGTTCATCGCCCCAATTGATGAGCACACCGCTGAGCTGTACTGGCCGCAGGCCGTTGACCTTGACGTGAGGATTGGCGGCAAGATCCGCATTCGCCATACCCCGCTGACCGATGTGACCGCCACATGGGGACGCTCGAACGACATCGTGCCTGCCGTTGCTGGCAGCAGCACTCGCAAAATCGTTCCACTGCTTGAGGGCACCTACTTCATCCGTGCCGTTGATTCCCTTGGCAACGAATCTGCCAATACGGCCAGCGTGGTTGTTGACCTGCCGGCACCTCAAGACCTGTTGCTGATTCAGGAATATCGCGAGGAGGACAACAGTCCGCCTTTTAACGGTAGTGCCACGGATATGTACTACAACGAAACGGAACTCGGTCTGGTGCTGGCAGCTGATGAGCCAGTAGACAATATGGCAACCGATGGCAACTGGGACGCTCTAGGTCTGATCGACTACATCGGTGGTGCAGTAGCCGATGGCGAATACCAGTTTGCTGAGACACTCGACCTTGGTGCTGTCTATGACCTAGGCCTTCAACAGATTCTCAAGACACGTTCATTTGAGCCTGGCAACACCTATGACGAACGGATCGAGCTGATTGATTCTTGGGATGACATAGACGGCGATGACCTTGGTGCGGCGAACTGCCAATTGTTTGTTCGTACAACGTCTGACAACCCCGCGAGCACACCGGCCTGGCGCGACTGGCAGCCCTTTGTCAACAACACCCACCGTGGCCGCGGTTTTCAGTTCAAGCTCATAGCCACTAGCAGCAACCCGGCCCAGAACGTTGTCGTTGAAGAGCTAGGCGTTCGCGGTGAGTTTGAACGCCGCACAGAGCAACAGCGCAACCTGGCCAGTGGGTCGGCAGCCTATAGCGTCACCTTCCCCACCGCGTTCTACGGCACACCAAGCGTTGGCATCACTGCGCAGGATATGGCAACCGGCGATTACTTCACCCTTTCAAGCATTAGCCGTACTGGTTTTACTGTGACCTTTAGAAACAGCGCGAATAGCATGGTGAGCAAGACCTTTGACTATCAAGCCGTTGGCCACGGCAGGCAGATCACCTAATGGCACAGGCATCTGATTACAACCTTGCTAACCAGTCCGGCGCCAACTTCCGGTCTGAGTTGAACACGATCTTGGCTGCAGTCGTAAGTCAGAACTCAGGTTCAACCGCACCCACCACCACCTACGCCTATCAGCTTTGGATTGATACCAGCGTCAGCCCCAACCCGCTGCTGAAACTGCGCAACGGTGCCAACAGCGCCTGGATCACCATCGGTGACGTGACCGTCGCCAACTTGGGTTTGGCTGCCCTCTCTGGTGCGACCTTCACGGGCGACATCACGCTGAACGCCCAATCTGACCTGCGTTTTGCGGATTCAGACAGCAGCAACTGGGTTGCACTGCAGGCACCGGCCACGGTTAGCAGCAACGTCACATGGACCTTGCCGAGTGCTGATGGGACCAGCGGCCAAGCACTGAGCACTAACGCCTCTGGTGTTCTGTCTTGGGCAAGCTATGCCGCACTGGCAACAGCGCAGACCTTCACGGCTCAACAGCGTGGTGCGATCTCTGCTCTGACCGACGGCGCTACTGTGACGCCCGATTTCAGCTTGGCGAACAATTTTTCTTTATCCATCGGTGGAAACAGGACACTTGCCAACCCGACCAATTTGACTGCTGGTGCAAGCGGCTGCATCTGGATTACTCAGACGACTGGCTCGCACACCTTGGCTTATGGCAGCTATTGGGACTTCAGTGGCGGCACCGCACCAACGCTAAGCACTGCAGCCAGTGCCGTGGATTGTCTGGTGTATTCAGTTCAGTCCACTACAAAGATCACCGCAACCCTCATTACCAACCTGAGCTGATCAATGGGAGTTCCCGGCAACGCCAATGCGCTTCTCCTGCGCAGTGCAACCGCTGCTGCCTCTGGCGGGGTGAGTAGATCACTACGCTTCTCTTCCGGTGATTCCAGTTATCTGAGCCGAACTCCCGCTTCTGCAGGTAACCGTCAAGCTTGGACTTGGGCGGGGTGGGTAAAGAGGTCCGCTTTAAGTCCTGCAATTAGCAACAGTATATTTACCACCAATTACTCAACTTCTGGAGCGCTGGGTGGATTTGATTTGCGCTTGCTTAGCGATAACACGTTCAATGTCTTTTCGTATGTCAGTGGCGCCACGCAGATCGAGTTGACAACAACGCAGGTTTTTCGAGATACATCTGCCTGGTATCACATAGTTGTTGCGTTAGACACGACTCAGGCCACAGCGGCAAACAGATGCAGGCTCTACGTCAATGGTACGCAAGTGACCACGTTTTCCACTGCCACGTATCCGTCGCAGAACTATGCAGGAGTACAGGTCAACAGCACAGATACTCATTACGTTGGATGCCTGAACCTGAACGGCACACCCCAGCGGTTCTTTGATGGTTACCTGGCCGACGTTCACTTCATCGACGGCCAAGCATTAGACCCCACCAGCTTTGGCGAGTTCGACGCCACCACCGGCGTGTGGAACCCCAAGGCATACACCGGCAGCTACGGCACCAACGGCTTCCACCTTGAGTTCGCGGACAACAGTGCAGCAACCGCGACCACATTAGGGAAGGACACTTCGGGCAACGGGAATAACTTCACCCCGTCGAATTTGTCCGTCAGCTCAACTCCAAACGCCATCCAATTCCCCAGTGGCGTCAGCAGCGTCGATTACCTCGTTGTAGGTGGTGGCGGTGGCGCAGGTGGCGACCTGTCAGGTGGTGGCGGTGGCGGTGGCGTTCTTGCCTCGTCCACTTCAATCACCAGTTCCTCCCTTTACCAAGTCATCGTTGGTGCTGGGGGCAGTGGCAACACAGGTAATACCGCAGGCTCTAACGGCGGCGACTCTCGCTTCGGATCAATCGTTGCGTATGGCGGTGGCGGCGGTGGTGGAGATAACGGCGTTCCTACTACTGGCGGCAGTGGTGGTGGTGGATCGACTGGTGGATCTAATTCTTCAGCTCGTACCGGCGCCGCTGGAACATCCGGCCAAGGCTATGCGGGTGGCAACGGCTTTGGCTATCCCGGTGGTCCTGGCGGCGGTGGTGGTGCTGGAGGAGCAGGTTCTAACGGCACGACCAGCACGGGTGGCGGTGGTAACGGCGGCATCGGCGCAACTTCGTCCATTACTGGCACATCCACCTATTACGGCGGTGGCGGTGGCGGCGCAGGAGACACACGGCTGTCTGGTGGCGCGGGCACAGGCGGCCAAGGTGGCGGCGGGAATGGCGCGTTCACCTCAGGAGGCGCAGGCAGTAACGGCACCGCAAATACTGGTGGCGGCGGCGGTGGCGGCAGTCAGTTCGGTGGAGATGGCGGCAATGGTGGTTCTGGCGTTGTTGTAATCCGCTATGCCGATACCAATCCCGATTTGTCGTTTATTGGCTCCAGCCTGACCTATACAAAAACAACATCCGGCGGCTACAAGATTTATAGCTTCACTGCATCCAGCTCTGTTCTGAGCGATCCCGGCAACGATTCCGTAGTTGACGTTCCCTCTTCGAGCGGCACGGATACGGGCGCGGGGGGTGAGGTTCGTGGCAATTACTGCACATGGAACCCGCTAGATACGTTCGGTCCGACTTTTGCAAACGGCAATCTTGATGCTTCCTACAACACAACTTCGTGGAAGGGTTATCGGTCAACAATCGCTCCAACAAGCGGCAAATGGTACTGGGAAGTTACCGTTAACACGCTGAGTGGATCCAATTTCACTAACATCGGCGTTTCGAAAGCAATAGGAGCAGGCGGTGTCGCTATCAACAGCGACTTCGACAACACCGCCGAAACCGCAGGATACAACTCCACTGGGGTCAAAGTCTCGTCTACATACGGTGGCGGAAGTTACGGTGCCTCGTTCACGGCTGGTGATGTTATTGGGGTCGGTCTAGATGTTGATGCTGGCACC